CATCTCGATTAACTATCCATTCTTCTTCAAACCCATACAAGATGGTATGGATAAACCAAAGACAGAACTCGGTTATCGTGTTCCTGCCTCTAAGATTACGAAGAAAAATATGTATGATACCGAAGAGACAGAGCTCGATGGACTGGATACTGTTATCGACTGGAAGAATACTTCGGATAACAGTTATGATGGAGAAAAACTTTTAAGGCTTATCCACGATGAGAGCGGTAAATGGGAGAAGCCAGAAAATATCCTTAACAACTGGAGGGTAACCAAAACGTGCTTACGTCTAGGGAGTAGGATAATAGGTAAATGCCTTATGGGATCTACTTCCAACGCGTTAGATAAGGGAGGAGAGAATTTCAAAAAGCTGTTTGAGGACTCACATCCTTTAAATAGAAACGCTAACGGACAGACAAAATCAGGACTGTATTGTTTATTTATACCTATGGAGTGGAACTTTGAAGGGTATATGGACCAATATGGACACCCTGTCTTTAAGACCCCACCAAAACCTGTAAAGGGTGTCGATGGTGGATGGATAGACATAGGAGTTTTAGATTACTGGCAGAACGAGGTAGACTCTCTGAAAGGTGACCCGGATGCTCTAAATGAGTTCTACCGCCAGTTTCCACGTACCGAGTCCCACGCTTTTAGGGATGAAAGCAAATCATCACTCTTCAACCTTACTAAAATATACCAACAGATAGACTACAACGACTCACTTATAAAAGAACACTTCCTCACTCGCGGATCATTCCATTGGAAAAATGGGCAGCAGGATACTGAGGTGGTATGGACACCAGAAAGAAACGGTAGGTTTCTTATCTCCTGGTTCCCTGACGTAAACCTTAGAAACAACTACACCTCCCGTAATAATAAAATGGTGCCGATGAACGAGCACGTAGGCGCATTCGGATGTGACCCTTATGATATATCAGGCACCGTTGGTGGTGGAGGGTCTAAAGGTGCGCTACATGGGTTGACTAAATTTAATATGCAGGGTGCTCCTTCTAACGAGTTTTTTTTGGAATACATTGCTAGACCGCAAACAGCAGAGATATTTTTTGAAGATGTGCTTATGGCTTGTGTGTTCTACGGTATGCCGATACTCATAGAGAACAATAAACCTAGGCTGTTATATCACTTTAAAAACAGAGGCTATAGAGGGTTTTCTCTTAACAGGCCAGACAAAAGTATCGCCCAGCTTTCTAAAGCAGAAAAAGAATTAGGAGGTATCCCCAATAGTTCCGAAGATATCAAACAAGCACACGCAGCATCTATAGAAGCCTATATAGAAAAATATGTAGGACTGGATACTGAGGGAACCTATAGGGACCCCTTAGAAATGGGGTCGATGTATTTCACCAGAACCTTAAAAGATTGGGCGAGATTTAATATACATAAACGTACGAGCCACGATGCCGCGATTAGTTCGGGGTTGGCGATAATGGCTAATCAAAAGGACAAGTTTATGCCTGTTAAAAAAGAATCAAAAATAAGCATTAACTTTGCAAGATATCATAATAGTGGAAATTTAAGCGAAATAATTAAATAAATGAAAAGAGACGCAATCGTAAATATTAACCCAATCACCTTTCCCGGTCAGCTCGCTACAGATGCAGAAAAAGCTACCGATGAGTTTGGGTTACAGATTGGTCAAGCTATTCAGTATGAGTGGTTTAGGAGAGATGGAAGCAGTTGTAGATACTATAATCAGTGGGTAGAATTTCACCGTTTACGCCTTTATGCGCGTGGTGAACAACCTATTGGTAAGTATAAAAACGAACTTGCCATTGACGGAGACCTTTCATATTTGAACTTAGACTGGACCCCAGTACCTATAATTCCTAAATTCGTAGATATCGTTGTTAACGGTATGAACGATAGAATGTTTACCCCTAAAGCCTATGCACAAGATGCGATGTCAGCAGAGAAAAGACACTCCCATCAAGAGATGATAGAAGCGGATATGGTATCGAGGGAGTTTCTTGAACAGACAGAGGCTCAGTTTGGAATAGATGCATTTAATGCAGATGCCGAAACGCTACCCAATAGCGATCAGGAGCTTGCTTTATATATGCAGCTTAACTATAAACCTGGCATAGAGATAGCCGAAGAAGAAGCTATTAATACAATATTAGAGGAAAATCATTATAACCAATTAAGAAAACGGATAGATTACGATCTTACTACTGTAGGAATAGGGTGCTGTAAGCATACTTTCTTAGCTAATGAAGGGGTAAGAGTAGAATATGTAGACCCTGCAAACTTAGTATATAGTTATACGGAGTCGCCGTATTTTGAAGATTGTTTTTATTGGGGTGAGGTAAAGCAAGTACCTATTACTGAGCTGATAAAAATAAACCCAGACCTTACGCGTGACGACCTTAAAGAGATACAGATGTTGGGAACGGCGTGGTTCAACTATTATGGAATAACTAATGCATATCGAAACGACCTTTTTGACAAGGACGTTGTAACCCTTTTATATTTTAATTATAAGACTACCAAGAAATTTATTCATAAAAAGAAATTTATGGAGAATGGTGGCGAGAAGGTCATCAGAAAAGATGAGAGTTTTAATCCACCCGTGGAAGAAAAGGAAAGATTCGAGAAGGTAGAAAAGACTATCGATGTATGGTATGAAGGTGTTATGGTTATGGGTAGCCAATATTTATTAAAGTGGGAGCTGGCAAAAAATATGGTACGTCCTAAATCAGCATCCCAGAGTGCTCTTCCCAACTATGTCGCTGTGGCACCAAGAATGTATAAGGGGATTATAGAGTCACTCGTAAGAAGGATGACTACTTTCGCTGACCTTATACAGATAACGCATTTAAAATTACAACAAGTTATCTCTAGGGTTGTTCCAGACGGAGTTTATATTGATGCCGATGGTCTTAACGAAGTGGATCTAGGAACAGGTAATGCTTATAACCCAGAAGATGCATTGAGGCTGTACTTCCAGACAGGTAGTGTAGTAGGGCGTAGTTTTACCCAGGATGGTGAATACAACCACGGAAAGGTTCCCATCCAAGAACTTAATTCTAATAGTGGTATGTCTAAAATTTCATCTCTTGTTAGTACATATAATCATTATATGTCTATGATACGAGATGTTACTGGATTAAATGCTGCTCGTGATGCATCTACTCCAGATCCTAACTCTTTAGTAGGTGTTCAGAAGCTGGCAGCTTTAAATTCTAATACTGCTACGAGGCATATATTGGATGGTAGTCTATTTATGACTAAGCGTTTATCTGAAGCATTATCATGTCGTATTGCTGATATATTAGAATATGCTGATTTTAGAGAGGAGTTTGCCAATCAAATAGGTAAGTATAATGTATCTATATTGGAAGATATTAAAGATTTATATCTACATGACTTCGGTATATTTATAGAAGTGTCTCCTGACGAAGAACAGAAAGCAATGTTAGAGCAAAATATCCAAATGGCTCTACAGCAGAATCAAATTAATTTAGAGGATGCTATTGATATTAGGGAGATTAAAAATCTTAAACTTGCCAATGAGTTGTTAAAAGTCAAGCGTACCGCTAAGGAGCAGAAAGACCAGGAACGCAAACAGCAGGAGATGCAGATGCAGAGTCAGATGAATATGCAGTCTGCACAGGCAGCGTCACAGGCGAAGCTACAAAACATACAAGCCGAAGCTCAAGCAAAAATACAGATTGAGCAGGCATCTATTGCATTCTCTATTGAAAAGCTAAGAGAAGAAGCAAACCTTAAACATCAGCTTATGGAGCGTGAGTTTCAGATGAATATGGAGATAAAAGGTGTAGAGCAGGAAGGGTTGAAGATGCGAGAAGAGTCTAGGGAGAAATCTAAGGATCAGAGAATCGGTATACAAAATACCCAGCAATCTAAACTAATACAACAGAGGAAAGATAATTTACCGCCCATAAATTTCGAGTCAAACGAGGATACTTTGGACGGATTTGATCTCGCCCAGTTTGACCCTCGATAGTATGTCAAAAAAAATTATTACTTTTGTAAAGAATTAAATTTAATTAAATG